GACCCTGAAGTCCTGTATCACCTTTAGGTCCTTGAATCCCAGTAGCGCCTGTATCACCTTTAACTCCAGGAATACCTTGAGGACCTTGCAATCCCTGTAGTCCTTGAGCACCAGTATCACCTTTGGAGCCTTGTATACCCTGTGAACCTGTATCACCTTTTAAACCTTGGATACCTTGAGCTCCCGTTTCACCAGGGTCTCCCTTATCGCCTTTATCACCTTTGAGTCCTTGAGGACCGTCAGCACCTATACCAGAAGGTCCTTGTGGTCCAACTACACCTTGTAAACCTTGATCTCCTTTTGGGCCAGCGGGTCCCATAGGTCCTGGTTCTCCTGGGTCACCTTTATCTCCTTTAGGTCCTCCACCGCTACCTGTTAAACTTGAAGATACAATTACGGGTACTACTGATGGTCCATTGGTAACGTCAATTATAATTTCGCTCATTCAGTAACACCCTTTTCAATTGTAATTTTCATAGTTTGGGAAGAAGTGCTAACACCATCAAAAGTTCTTTTTATATCAGTATATAACGTTCCAATAGGCCAATTGCTTGTATCTTCAACGATTAATCTAAAGATAAAAGGCGTACCCATTTCTTCAATTTTAACTTCAGATACAAGTACTCCCAAAGAATTTCTTACTTGAGACTTTAATTCGCCTATTAGAGCGTTTTCCCATTGAGCGTAATACACAAAAGTATTCCCTTTTTTTATGTTTTGAAGTTGTGTCATATTTATACGACTCCTTCCTTATAAAAAAAAATCTACTCTTTCGAGTAGATTATAAAGCTGTCTGATTCAGTGAGAACCAAGTTACTCCCCAATCATAAGATACTTCCATTTTAGTTCCAGCAACGTTAGGACGAATCATCATACCACCCAAGAGCAGTTTACTTACACTATCGCCTCTATACAAAGCAGTACCCATAGGATTTTTTGATTGTTCAAGTAATGATGTTTTGTCTCCGTTAGTTACACCATTAAATGTAACTGTTCCATTAACCATTGCCGTACCAATCTCAACAATGTTAAGAACGCTTCCTTGACCTGTAACATCAATAGCTTTTGCAGATTTCCAAATACCAGAGACAACGTTGTTAATCAGAGTAAGCCTAGTTTGCTGACCATTAGTAGTCTTGAAAATGCTAAGCGGTTTCTCAGGTGCAGTTGTTAAAGCTGTGGATAGGAAGGCAGAGTTACTAATTGTTAAGATCGACTGACCGAATGTACGAATTTGGTGGATATATTTCGATCCTTCAAAATCGATTCCGTCAAAGTTAACATTAGCTACGTTACCTACTGCTCCCGTAATATAATCTTTACCAAGAACTACAACACCAATAAGATCATTATCGGCACCTTGATTATCTCCACCTGTGAATTGTCCACCGTAGAAATGGAATCCACCTGCATCTGGAGATACCCAGATCGAACCGTCTTTACCTCTACCCCAACAATTGAAGAATGTAATATCAGATCCGCTTTGAGGGCCTGTCCGAAGATTAAACATGATTCCACCTAGGTTAGATCGGCAGTTAATAAAAGTAGAGCCATAGCAGTTATTAATCAAATCGAAGCCGATTGGTACGCGGTTGGTTGTAATATGCTCAACACTAAACTGACGCATTCCATCAAGTTTCAAGGCTGAAAATTGACCTGTTACCCAGCTTGTTGAACCTTCAAAGTCAATATTACGAATATATCCAGAAGCAGCGATTCCACTTCCTGCTACACCAGGACCTATTTTAAGCGTGTCATAAGTAAAAGCATCTGGTTTAATCTTTGTAAGACTGCCACCTGCACCATAAATCATGACATTGCTTCCTACCGCAGTTAATCCTGTTGTAGTCCTATAAGTTCCTTTTGGAAGATATACTGGAATACCTTGGGTAATTCCGTCATTGATTGCTCTTTGTAGTGCTTGAGTATCATCAGTTGTTCCATTACCTTTAGCATTGTATGGAGGAAGAGTTACATCCAAAGCTAATTTAGGCGATTGTCTATTTAATAGATCAAAGTCCTCTTTAATTATTCCTGATGAGATTAAACTGTCATAAAAACTTTGTTCATAATCATCTGAATCATAAACCTCACCAGGAGTGAAAACACCGAATGCTGATACTAAAGATCGGTCAACTTGAAATTTCATATTCTCTCTCCTTTGTTAATTTAGTCCAAAAAAAAATCGGCCTACCCCTATTAGAGAGTAGACCGAACATGTTTAAAGAAAATCAATTACTTGATTTTCAGGAATTTTGCAGCATTAGGGTTCAGAACTTTACCGTCGAAGTAACCGTCAAGCAACAGTAGGTGGGAACCACGAAGTGCTTGAGTTGTATCTCCGAAGATGTGTTGCAGGTTCAGACCTTTTTTGATCATTGTAGCGTAAGCTTCATTGAAGTTAGCCATCAAGATCGCTTGGTTACCCGTTGCGATTTCTGGCATACCTTCAGCGATCAGAACAGGAAGTCCGAACAAACGGTAGCCTGCAGCACCAGAAGTAATGTCGCGGATGAAGTAGTATTGGTTGTTAGCATCTTTCAATTTAACAACTTTATTGAAAGTCAAACGGCTCATAACGAATACCGCGCCACCTTGGAATTCTGGGTGCATGCTGTTGTAAAGATCCAACAGGTCATCAGTACCTACAGCACCGACCGCAGCGGAAACAACATCTCCAGTAGCGATTTCAGTGTGGCCGATCATACCTTCGAATTGGTTGTTAGCATCACCTGTACCCAACAGTACGTTTTTGTCAAGAGTGATTGCAAGACGACGAGACAGCAAGTTAATCGAATAACCAACTACGTCAATACCAGAGTCATTGATGATGTGTTGGGACAACTCAATTGCAGTACCTGCACGTTTTTGACGCAGAGTTACTTTGTCCATCGAGAAGTCGTTAGCAGTGATGTTAGCCATCTCACCAACGAAACCTGCAGTACCGATAGCTTGCTCACGCAGGATTTCCAATGTACCATTTACTGGTGTAAAGGAACGAGTACGGGAGAACAAAGGAGCAACCTCGAACAATTTCTCGATAATCATATTGGACAGATTAACAGGAACTGTGAGGGAACCTGGGGCAGCAGCTGCAGTTACAGGTGTATTAGCACGTAGCTCAACCAGCTCAGCGCCTTCTTGTTTACGCAGGAATTGTTCAACCGCGCGAATTTCATATTTAACGTCTTTTTCCACTGTGCGATCCTCCACTTCATCTTTTACTTCAACAACGTCTTTTCCACGTTGCTCAGCAAATTTAATTGCTTTGTCGAGGCTTTCAACCTCTGCTGTCAGGGAAGTAACCAAAGTATCTTCGTCTGCAGTAAATCCACGAACTTCTGTTTCAACAGTATTAGCTAGTTGATCAAGTTGATCAAGCAAGGAATTACGTTTTTCCACAAGGGCTTTTAGTTTCATAATAAAGAGTTCCTCCTATTAATTACCTTTAATTTTATTAATGAAGTCTCGGATTTTTTCCGCTTCAAGTGTGCCACCGACTGGAACTTCCTCGGTAACAGGCTCTTCAACGATTTCTTCCTCAACCACAGGTTCTACAACTTCCTCAATGACGACTTCAGGTTCTTCAACCTTTTCCTCTACTACCTCTTCAACAACCTCTTCAACCTGTTCTTGTTCAACAGGAGGTTTGGCACCGTTAAGTTTCTCATAGAGTTTTTCAAATAAAGTATTTGCAAGTTTTTCCAAATCTTCATCAGATCTGATTTCAAACTTGATATTTACACCATTAATTTCAACATCAGGAATTTTAATATCTTCAACTACATCAATACCACGAGCTGAAACTGTAGATTGAGAGTAAGCAGGATCTCTTACCAAAGATACTTCAAATAGCTCAAGTTCATTAACAGTTCTTTCAAAATATCCGTCTACTTTTTTCCAGGCGTCTTTAATTGCGCGGAATCCAAAACTCATATTTGAAATAATGCCGTCTTTTACTAGCTGATAATAATCTTTACCCCAAGATGTAGGGCTAATATTAGCAGTCATATGAAGACCAATTTCATCTTCAACCAATTGTAGTGAACCATTACGCGTGGAAGAAAGAATTTTTTTATTGTCATGTTCAGCAAGAAAGTGAATTTCAGAAGACTTGTCAATAGCACGTTGGAAGGCGCCACGAGTAATCTTTTCCTTAAACCTATCACTTCTACCAAGGAGTTCACTCCACTGTTCAGTCTTATTTACATAACCTGACACAGTTAGAGAGCCATCTTCATTAGCTTGAATAGTTTGCTGATTTAAACGAAGTTCCATTTTCATTAAAGCACCTCCTTATTTTGGAACCTTAGTTGGTTTTTGCTTTAATTTGTCGACAGATTGCGTGGGAGTGGGATTATCAAGATCACCACTACCCTGCATATTAGGAACAATAATTTCACCCGTCTTAGGATTATACAAGACATTACCAAGTGACCAAATAAAGTAGTCATCTTCAAGTTTATGCATATCCAATTTAGCACGAGTTTCATTTAAGGAATATAATCCTTTTGTTAACCCAGTTGCAGCAGATTCAATCTTTTCCTTCTCAGTTGTACGCAAGATTTCACTTACATCAAATCTGAAGTAGTATCCATCTTCCTTCTCATTTTCCAAAAGAAGAGATTTATCAAGTGCACTTTCAATGGCAGAAATAATAGGAGCCAAAGTGTACTGAAGGAAGTGCAAGTTATTTTGCTCATTAGAAGCATACTTGTTAGCATCAGCATTAAGCATACTCTCAGGAACATTGAATAATCGAGCAATCTCAGAGATTGTAATCTTTTTACTTTCCACCAACTGCATATCATTAGGCTTGATACTGATTGGTTTATATTGAAGTCCTTCTTCAAGAATAACAGTTTTACCTGCATTCTTTGAACCTCCATATAAAGATTCCCAACCTGATCTCAAACGCTTGATAGCATTTTCTGAAAGTTTATTCATTGTTTCAATAACACCGATCGGTAGAGCGCCATTTTTAAGGATATTAGAAGTATATTCTACTTCATTTAAAGCAAGTGTAAGTGTTTCAGCACCTGCGGTTAATACGCCTTTTCCTGTGACGCCATCTTCAGTATCTTTAACTACAATTACTAACTCGTCAGGTTTGAAGATTCTTTCCATCTTTTCTTTATTAGAACCTACATATGTTAATCTAATATCAGCATCATATTTGTAACCATCGATGAGGTATTTAGTAACATAAACGTTTGTCATAGGAAAAGTATTCAGTGCTTCAACGTTATTCCTAATCATTTCTTTCTTAGTGTAGCTGACACCATAAAGGAGAAAGTCTTTTGCCAATTTCTTTTTAAAGTTATAGGCATTGATTAAGGAATTGGGTTCATTATTCAACAAAAAGACTCGCTTATCATTAGGAACTCTTTCAACTTCATTCTTCTCATTTTGCTTATAGAGATAGATTGGCAGTTGGGCAATAGAACCTGTAATAAGTTCAACACAAGCGACAACAGATGGAATTTTCATAGCTTGTTCTTCAGTTACATCAGACGAAGTTGTAAACATAGAATAGATAGTGCCTGACAGATGACTTAGGTTATTTGAACCATAAGAAATCATTGCACGCTCTTCTATATTAGGCTTCTTTGAAGTAAACCAATCTCTAATTCCCACACTGTGCCTCCTCTCTTACAAAAAGATAAAGCCGCCATCGTCGCGGTCTTCTCTATCGTAGACGCTTTTTCCATCCTCAATTTCTTGATTCCACAATACCATCGAGTTAATAGTTGCGGCTACCATATCGACTTTACCTGTAGACTTCTTTTTATTAATATAACCATTAAGGTTAGTATCTTTTACTTCGCGAGCGTTAGAGAAGTTATACTCAAACAATCTATTCTTTTCATAAGAATATCTCTCTTGAAGAATTACTTCTTTTAACAATTTGGTAGCTGGGTGAAGTGTACCTGAGTGTTGTTTGATTTCAACAACCTCTAAACCTTCATCATCCCATCTATTCGCTGAAGATACAGCATTATACTTATCATATCCAATACCTTTTATGTTTACACCATATTTAGCTTGGAGGGAAAGTACAAAGTCTTCAACAAATTTATAACTAATAATTCGATCACCACATAGGAAAGCATAACCGTTTTCAGCCATCATCCTATAGTCAATTTTCTCGATTTTAGACTTGTTATCTACTGTGTCAGCAGGTACAAATGCCCAAACCTTAGTTGTGAAGTGATCCAATTCATAGTCATAATGAGTCATAGCCACAGCAGTATTATCTGTAGATAAGGATAGATCGACACCTAAGAAAACGTCTTTACCATGCCAGTCAAATGTTTCAACTCTACATTTCCTAACATCATCTGTAGAGACATATACTTCAGTATCATCACCATCGACGAAGATATTCATATGCTTTGTTAAAAAGTTTTTACGGGAACCTTGCATCTCAACAGCAGATTTACGCTGTTTAACAAGATAGTCGTAGTTCTCTTTAACATCGAGAATTAAAGGATTGGCCTCAATGAGTGATTTATCACTTAACCAATCTTTAGGATCATCAGGTTTGTATAGTAGAGCGAAAGTTTCTTCGTCTTCAATAATACCATCTAAAACCTTCTCACAATATTCCATTTCTTCAGTCATGGGATTATTGAGTGACTCATATGCAGTAGAAATCAAGATTGAAGTACGGTTAATCATATTCATTTGGGACGACTGCATAGCGTCAATTGGATAGCGGTTACGGAGAGCTCCTACTTCATCGGCCACGAAAACGTTAGCTTTACGACCGTCCATTCGGTTCTCTGATGTTGCAAGTGGTAAAAATTTCGATTTCGTTGCTTTACACCGCGTCTCTGCGCGCGTAGTCTCAAAATGTTTTGAGATTAAAGGTGAAGACGAAATCATTTGCTCTAACTCTTTCTTTACAATAGAGGACAATTCTTTGTCAGGAGCAACGGAATAAAACTCAGAGAATTGAGGCTCTATTAATAACAAGATAATAAAAATAAGTCCTACTAAGAATGATTTACCCGATTTACGAGCGATCAGTAAAACAGATTTTTCATATCGTCTTTTCTCTGAGTTAGCTTTATGCTTCCAACAGAGAGCATTAATGATAAAGAACCACTGAAAGCCTGCTAAAGAATCGTGAGCTGTTTTACCAGCTGCAGGTCCAGATGCCATGTTGATGAGTTTAGTTAGCATAGTAATCTTTCTAACTTCATCTTCATCAATATAAAATTTGCAGTCAGGATTTTCTAAATCTGCAAAAAATTTAGCACACTGTTTTTTAATATACTTTCCTGTAGTAATTTTACCATCGACGACATCTTTAGCGTACAGATAGGCTTTATGGGTTGTAATGTCCATTGCCAATCACCGCCTATTTTACTTTTCACCGCGTAGGATCTTGAGCAACGGATCTTCTTCCTCTTCCTTAGCATCAATCTTTTTACCTGCTAATGAGGCACGAGATGATGGGGACAGACCTAATTGGTTCGCCAAGTTACGGAATTGGTTAAGATAACCCATTTTAATCCTTACATACGGATTTTCAGTTTCATTCTCATGACCATATCGGTCAGTCTTTGTAATTACGAGACCTTTAGCGTTCAGTGCGTCATCGCACTCTCTAATCTTTGAGAGAGTATCAGCCGTCTGCTCAAGCAATGGAATGTCTAAATTGGATAAAAGACCGCCAATCTCAAGTTCAGCGACAAGAAACTGATAATACACTTTGGCCAATTCATTGAGATGTTCAGGAACTGTAGCAATTTTATCAGTACCACCCAGCAATTGCTTCTCGATACTGTCTCTAACTGCTAATTGTTCTTTAGATTCAGACTTTCCAGCTTTGAGGGAGGCAGGTTTTCTTTGCCTAGCCATGAAATCACCTCTTATTTTTCGAGATCGTCTTCGTGATCGTCCACAACCTCTACATTGTCAGCATTGATTATGCCAATATCAATAAGAAACTCAAAAACAATATCAGAGATAATCTCTAAGTCTCCCGATGATGGTGCTAATCCTGCTTTTACAAGATGTTTGAAGAAAAAATCTTCAACATCCGTTGTTCTAATCATCCTAGTTTCTTCTTCCATAAATAACACCGTCCTAGTGAAAGTTAATATCAATGTCAGAGGACAGGTTTCGTTGTCTTAACTCGAAATCTAACTTATCACTTGTACCTAATTGAAGGTTACAAGTCTTACATAAAGTTATAATGTTAGACCGTTCAAAAACTAAATCTGGATAATTCTTCCGTGACTTAATATGGTGCGCTTGTAACTCTTTTGAATTAGCAAGATTGTATTTAAACAGGCACCGTTGACATAAATATTTATCTTCTACAAGAACTTGTTTCCTTAATTTGTTCCATCTTGTGGTTTTTAATGGATTATCCTTCTCGTTCCTTTGATATTCTCTCATATAGTCGCGCTTACGAGTACGTTTGCACTCACACCTAACTGTTTCGGGAATAATCTTTCCGCACGAGCAAGTTTTCTTTCTCACTCATCGTCACCGTCATACTCTGGGATAAAGTTAGATAACTCTACACCCTTTTCGTACTGTCTACCACAATATGAACACTCAACAATGGTCTTTCGACCTTTCTTGACTTTTACGATTGGTGAGTTACAACTCTCGCAAAGTTTCTTAATGTTCATAACAATACCTCCTTGGTAGGGCCAACCATCCTGACTACAATGGATCAGCATGGCCAATGCCTTACATAATATATGTCCATTTCTAGGCAGATCGTAAACCAATATTTCTGAAAATAGGCTAAAAAAAATAAGGCTCAAATTAATGAACCTTATTACGTTTCTTGTATTTATATTTCCAATACCTTTCTCTAATAGGTAATGTCAGATCATATGTTATAAAGTCTATTGCCCATAACCAATGTTTCCACCATGGATCTGTTTCGGGAGGTCCGAAGAAACTCATTTGTTTTCCTCCAAGTCTTTTAGATTATAAGTTACTACTTTACTAGGTTTTTCATAAGTCCTCCAACCTTTCCATCTTTCCTTAGTTGGACTACCTACTCTGATCAGACCTACTCTCGGGCGTTGCGATTTCTTTTTT